ATGTTGGTACAAATGGGCCTGTGCAAGGGCGTAACTTCGAAAGAAAAGAANAACGGCATTATCGAACATTACCTGGTGCTTACTGCTCCTGGTAAAGACCAGTTTGGNCAGGAGGTCGAACATTCCATTGGCCTCAAAGTTTCCAAACGTCAACTCGATTCGGGCATTGAAAATGCCTACAAGAAGTACATCGGCCAGCAAGTAGCTGTCCCGGTATATGCCAAAGCGTGGAAGGCCAAAACCGGCACCGCTTTCGGCCTGGACCTGTGGCTCTCTGATGACGGCCTGCCTGTACCAGTTCAGCGGGTACAGCCGCGTCCTGCTGCTGTAGCTGGTGGCAACTAATGTTCGACTGTCCTAGCTGTGGCGCTGATATCGAAGACGATGAGGTCGACCTTGGCTTTCAGGACGATTGGTTCATTTGTCCTGAATGTGGCGGTCATTTAACTGAGGATGACCGCTCGGACGATACGGAGTAACAACAGTGGATTGCACCGCACAACTTACCGCCGAGTGCGTAACTACGGTGTTTTCCGCTGGCTTCTTTCTCACGGTCACTTGTTGGGGCCTGGGAATAACCCTCGGCGTCGCTATCGGCGTCATTCGCAAACTGTAAGGAGTAATAAAGATGGACGTGATTTTCGCAGCTGTAGACATGACCGCCGTCGCTGCCTGGGTTGGCGCAACGGGCGTCGTCATTATCGGCATCACCATGGCCTTCAAAGGCATTGACCTGGGTAAGCGCGGCATCAAAAAGGCTTAACAGACTTTCTCGGGGGGAGGGGCTTCGGCCCCTTCATTAATTATGGAAGAAGCGCAAATAGCACTTACTGCGGCGGATCTGGCGATGCTCGCCTATTCGCTTGTTTTTCTTGGCGGAGTAATTGGTGGATGGGCATTCGTAATTGGAGTAAATCAGCGGCTATAACCCTTCTGGTCGTACTCTCAACCGACCTTGCCCACGCGGCAACTCGAAAAACAGTCAACCACGGACAAACGTCCGGCTCAATCGTCGCCGGTAGCGGCGCCTCTTTCACGACGCCGAACGGCGAATCCGCCTACTTTGGCTCCGACTATGTCGACCAGCATACTGCCGGAAACCGTTTCAAAGCAGGTGATACAGTTCCCTCGTCAGGCACTGGCAAAATAGCCGTCAAGGTTACGCCAGTAGCAATCGCAAACCGCGCAAAGGTAGCCGCCAAGGCCGTCGCCAGCGTTAAGGGAGGTGTTCCGGGAGTAATTGCCACCGCCGCCATCCAGTGGGCCATCGAGCAGATACCGTCTGCGATCGTTGTAGACGGCATGCCGGCTAAGAAGACCACTGTAGGCCAGCCGCCAGAGGCCGTGGATACGACCAATGGGACTTTCTATTGGAAGGGCAATATTGTCGGCGCCACGCCTGCTACTGGCGCGCTCAAGGCATGCAAGGCGGCGAATTCAAATTCTTCATACATGCAGCTTGCAACCGACACCCGTGCGCGATGCTACATGTATAACGGGCAATACCTATTTGACGTCCATCGATACGGCTCAACGTGTCCCGTTGGTTATTCCTATGACGGAGTTAAAGGCGAATGTTATGGAGCTGGCTCTGTCGTTCCATTTACTGATAGTGACTGGCAGTCACTCGAAGACGTAGCGCGGCAAGTCGCTAACTCTGACTGGACCCGCGAGCTGATGAAAAAATCGTGCGAGGGCTCCATTGCTCCTCAGAAGTGCCTGGACGGCCTCGCTGACCTTTCTCCAATGAAAGGTCCTGCCAGCCAGAAAGGCCCAAAGGAGTCCACAACCACAACCACGCAAAACCCAGACGGAACTACGTCTACAACTACCGAAACCACCCAAACGGAATACAACTACAACTACGGCGATAACTATTACAACTATTCTTCGACAACGACGAAGACAACAACTAAGGACGGCCAAACAACTACCGAGACAACTACAGACGCGCAGCCGCCCGGTGAGCTACCAAACAGAAACGAAGACGACAAATCCGACGAAGACTGGGACATATCCTTCCAAGATTCAGAGTTCCCAGCGGTCACCCCGTTCTATGAACAGAAGTACCCGGATGGACTCTCAGGCGTATGGAGCCAAGTTAGCGCGGACATTGGAAATTCGGCCTTTATCGGCTTCCTAAAGTCGTTCATTCCAACATTCTCTGGCACGTGCCCGACTTTTGGGCTCTCCTTCAATATCGCTTCCTGGGCAAACTACGGCTCTATCTCGTTCTGGAATATGTGTTGGATATTTGACTTCATCAAAATTATCTTTCTTGTGACCGCTGTATTTACAGCGCGCGCGCTGACCTTTGGGGGCTAAGTCATGGAAGCAATTGGAAGGTTCTTCACTGCCATACTTGCTAAGTTTGTTAACACCGCGCAGTGGTTCCTGGCCGTCTTTAAACAGATATTCATCGATCTTTGGAATATCGCTACCGATGCGGTCTGTTGGCTATTTGAGGGATTACTGTCCATTGCAGTGTCGGCGCTCAATGCTATTGATGCCCCCTTTGATCCCCAGACCTATTACAGCCTAATACCACCCGAAACGGTGCAGATGATGGGCGCAATTGGCGTAACCCAGGCGATCTCAATCGTAGTTGCCGCCCTCGTGATCCGTTTCACTCTACAAACTATCCCATTCGTCCGCTGGGGGTCGTAATGATCAACCTAATGCTTGGCCAGCCTGGTGGCGGCAAGTCACACGAAGCGGTTGTATTCCACTTGCTTCCCGCGTTGAAACAAGGGCGGAAGGTTATTACTAACCTTGCATTGGTCATGGAGAAGTTTCAGACGTATTTCCCGGAATACTGCCACCTGATCGAAATACGCGAGCCGTATACCGAACGCTATATCGACCCAAAGACCAAGGAGGAGGGCAGCCGGCTCGTTCGCCCCTTTAGCCAGGAAAGCCACTACGGTGACCCATGGCGGCAGGAGGGAACCGGCACAGGTCCGCTCTACATCATCGACGAATGCCATCTAGCGCTGCCTGTGCGGGGCACACCGGTCGAGGTCGAGGAGTGGTACTCGCTTCATCGTCATGAGGGTGCGGACGTACTTCTCATCACTCAGAGCTACGGCAAAATCAATCGAGCGATCCGCGATCTCGTCCAGGTCGTGTACCGCTGCAAGAAAGCAACAGCGTTTGGCACTAACGACCGCTATATCCGTAAAGTGCAGGACGGGTTACGCGGGGAGGTCGTCAATACCTCCATCCGGCAGTATGAGAAAACTTACTTCGGATTCTGGAAGAGCCACACGCGCTCATCGGCCGCAGCCGCAGAACTCGAAGCTAACGATATCGTCCCGATCTGGAAGCGCTGGCCCTTTAGGGGCGCAGCCCTCATGTTCATCATCGCCGCTTGCATGATTACCTGGATACTTAATCGCGACACCGGTAAAACACCGCCACCGGTCAAGCGTCCAGAGCCCGCCCAGGTCGCACAGGCTCAGCACGAGCCAGCAGCGCCTGTCGTGGAAACTGCTCACCCACGTGGACCGGAGCAGAAAATCCACCCTTATCAGGGCTATGACTTCTACCTCTCAGCGGTCATGAAAAGCGACAGGCCGGATGAGCACGGCGTAGCCAGGCCGTTCATGGTCGGATACCTCACCGTAACCCAGAATGGACAGCCTATCCGGCAGGTCTCGTTCCGTGACCTCACTGAGGCCGGCTATACGATCACCTATGAATCACCCACCGTGATTGCACTCGACGTACAAGGGCTACGACCTTGGCTACGTAGTTTCCGCATTGCCTACCATCTCGCTTGCCAGCAAGACCCCGGACAAGGCCGCAGGCGGATAACTGGGGGGAGTCCGCTTGCGGACGGGACCCGGTTTCCGCCAAGGTCGCCGTCCGCCTTCCTGCCAGCCGAATGCTAGTCACCTGCCCACATTCGTGAGAGATTTCCGCGCCCACGCAACGGAAGCGCGACATGGCACTGATCGACCGTGAATGGTTTCACCGCAAGGAACGCCGGCTCCACAACCAGCCGGCACGTCGTCATCACCAGTCAACTGAAGCAGGGCCGCCGGGACTCGCAGTCGCTGCGCTCATTGCGCTTGTCCTTGTGGCGTGCGTTCTTCTCTGGCGCTTCGCATAATGGNNNGGCCTTATGTTGAGCGTCGTCTGGAAACTGCCNCCGGCTCCAGGCGGCGCGTAACATAGGGCCGATTATGCGATGCGCTATCGACCTCGAATCCCACCTGGTAAAAACCGCCGAGCTGTTCGCTCCTGGACGAAAAGGAGCGGATGCCGTCAGCTGGTTACTCGACGACTATCCTCGACTCGTCGCTGAGATCCGGCAGCTCCGCAAGCGCGTCTCCGACCTCGACGCCGAGGAAGCCCAGTTCGATGCCCGCCTGGACGCCTTGCAGGCCGCCTGTCGCGCTTTTCTCGAACTCTGATACCCCCGCCTATTTGTCATCAGTCAAGGGACAAACCGGAAGCCGCAGCGGCTTTTTTCGCACGCTTCACCGCGAAAAAACGAACGGGTGAGGATTTGAGGCGCTTGCGCCGACCCTTGACCTACCTCCGACCAATCACTCTTTGCCTGGGATGAGGGGGGTGCTTTTCCCCCCGCATCCCTGGCCTCGCCGAGAGTTCCCGAAGGCCGCCGGAGGCGCTTTTGACTTTGCTTCTCGGCTTCACCGGCGAAGCCGGGTCCACC